TGTGTTAAACAACTGTGACACGCCCCGGCGTGTCGGGTTGACAACTATAGTTTTAATAACTACAATAAAAGCCCCGGCCTTTGAGGGCCGGGGCTATACTATAGTTATATAATTATATATATATATTTACTATAGTGTTCTATACTAGACTTGGTACCAAATGTGGATTAGTTTAAGTTTCAACTTTAGATTTGTACGGTAACCATACAAAATACCTGTAACCGTTTACACGCCCTCAGAGACGACGAAAACTCCCCCCGGTCATATGATACCAACCAGGGGGAGAAAACGTCTCTACGGCCCTCACAGGGCCGATTTAGGGGGGTTAAATCAAGGGTTTCGGATACGTCCAGAAGGTGTGATGCCGAGGGCTTTCATCTCAGCCTTCACCTGAGCAACATTCGGCCTCTTGATCACCAGGTGCATGGGGTCCCAGAACCTCTTATAGTCCCCACCCCACTCCAGCAGCCGGTACTTCTTCAAAAGCCTACGCATACGGCGAGCCTTCACCGGATGCCTAACCCAGAACGTATTGCTCTTCGACTGGCTGCCCTCTTTCGTGGCATTCAAATCAATAGCCACACCGCCACAATGATCCGAGATACGGCTAGATGCACGACCCGTACGCACCGGAGCCCACGCCCAATCATCAAACGTGCCCCGGTCAATCGGTGCGATCAACTTATGATACTCACTAGCGAACGCCACCAGATACGGACCCACATCCTTCCGAAGCCGCATCTTCCGCTTCGTGCCAGGGATCGTGAACAGTTTCAACGTCGGGCTGTTCCCATCCTTGATAACAGGCCAGCCATTGATCGTGGTCTTACTCACTATGCCGACCAAACCTCGGGTTCTCGCCATTCAAATAGTCAATCAAAACCACCACCGCAGGTGGCACAGCCACCACCAAGATCGGCGGCAAACCAAACCCGGCAATGTTGTCCACCACGTAGGTGAGCGCGGTAGCAGCGAACACCTTCAACGCCACCCCGAGAGGGTGATCGTTGATGAACGACATAAAATCCTTAAACGAATTACTCACAGCAAACCCTCCACGTCATGCTCTAGTTTGTCCACGTCATCCTCCAGTTCAAGGACAGCGTTCTTCAGGATGGTCATATCAACAGTCAAAGCATCAATCTTCTTATGCAAATCCGACAACGAGAAACCACCATTAGTTTTCGGTTGAATCTGATACGTCGCAGCCTTAATCTTCGTGTTAATCCACCAACCCAAAGCACCCAGCAGAATACCCATGATCGTGAGCGTGGAAAGAACCAACCCGGCAACCTCATTCGGAGACATCACACAGTCCTCAACAGAATCCGAGCGACACCACCAGAGCCGTGACGTTTCGTACCAATTGACGGTGCAGCAGTACGGTTATAGGAAACCTCCTCCACATACACCTCCAGTTGCTCACCCGTCGTGAAGTCACGGAACACCACCGTGGCACCCGCTTCCTCCAGGCCCTTCAATGCCTTAAACTTCCGGTAAGCGTTACCGTAAGCGCCATACTTGCCGCCCTGACGGTCAGTCTCCCAATCGAACATGAGCACCGGAATCTCCAGTAGTTCATTCCTGCGAGGAGAAGGCACCGCACGAATCTGATACCCGATCATCTTCGCGGAACAACCACACGACGGATTCGACTCCAGTTTCAAAGCGATATACAGGTCAGTGGATGGGGATGGGACAGCAACGTTCAGTTTACCGACCTGATCCTCGTTAGCGCCCGTCACGGAAACAATCGGGTCCCAGTTGGAGGGGCTAGTGATACCGAAGATGTTCGCGTAAGCGGTGATCGTGCCCTGCAAACCATTCACACCCAGCAGACGCAGGTCCCTCCAGGCTTTCTTCTCCATCGTGCCAAGCCGGATACGACCAGACTCCAACCAGCCCTCAGGAACGTATGTGGATTCTTGCCGGTACACCCCGCCGGGGGTGCCGGTGACAGCGAACCACAACTTGTCATTAGCCACGGTCACACCGATACAATCCCCAGCATGATCCACAGGTGTGCATAAGTCTGCGGCGTAAGCGAAATCCAGGGGCGTGTTGTTCACGATCTGGCCTAGGTTCATGCGGTACAAGCCGGGACGCAAGTTACGGTTACCAGACCTACCCTGATCCCGAACAGTGAAATACAGGTAACGCCCGTAAGCGACAGCGTCATCGACCGGGCCACCGTCATAGATGAGAGGACCAACCGTGAGTGAACCGTCCTGATTGATCTGTGCCACACGCACACCCAGTGTGGTGCCGATCACCAGGAACGAACCCACATACTGGTACATGGAGAGAATGTCCTCACCGCGAGGCATCTCCGTCACGATGATCGGTTGATCCAAAGTAACAGAGGTGGACGTGACATCAATGCCGATACTGTAGATGGCACTGAACTCACCGGAATACCCTGATGCGTAGATGCTGGTTGGTCCGTCAGCGAAGTCAGTCCAAATCCAGTCAGCGTTAGGGTGGGTGTACAGTGCCGTCGGCAACGTCGCAGACGACGGGGTAAGATCGGTTATCTCATGCAAGTCAGCACCATCAGCGTACATGACGCGAGACTTCACCCACCGCAGCAGCGTGTACGGTGGGGTAGACTTGTTGTTGTAAATTTTTGTGCCAGAACCGGACGGCAAATCGCCACGCCAAATACCAGCAGAATCCGACGCGAGCCAATACTGGCCCGTCTCATCGAACGAATCAATCGTGTCCGATCCACCGTAGGTGATCGCTGTGGATGCGCCAGCGTTCGTGATATACGTGAGTGTCCCCGTGGCACCATAGTTCGCTGCAACTATCACACCCGTACCGATACCGTCCACCTGTATCCATGACGCACTAGCCGTGTACACAGCCGATGTGGAGTTCAGCAGACGCAACTCACCCGGAGTCCACGGGTCCACGCCACCAGACTGGAAGAACCGGAACCGTGCCTCATCACTGTTCACCTCCAGCGGTTCAGCGGAGGACAACCCGGCACCGTAATGCCACGATGACTGCGAGCGAATCCAGTAACCTGAGTCAAGTGACTGTTCACCGGGGTCACGTTCCGTGTCGATACGTTCACGACGGAACCGACCCGTTTCCCTCTTGATCGGGAACTGGTCGTTGGTTGCGAACAGGAAGTTCAGGCTACCGATGGAGCAGTCCCACTTTTGGGAGTCTGGTGTTATGTCACCGGCACCGGAGGGTGCTGTGATGCCGAAGCCGAGATCGTCAACGACTTCTTCAGTGTAGTCGGTAGCCAAAACCATTCCTCCGTTAGAGGGTTACCATTTATTGAGAGGACACGAGGCGTCTTTTAGCCACGTCTTTAAAGCCATGAAACAACCACACTCACGACAGGTGCGGGTCGGCTTAAACAACCTGTCACAGTCTTTGCAAGCGTTCAGCCGAGCGTCACGTATGTCTTTCGTCGTGTAGTTATCGGACGACAACAAGTCCATTGGGCTAACTTGCTTGGCGTGCTCATCGGTGTAGCCACCGTCAGGCAACCGGCCCTCACGGACAGCGGCCTCGTACTGCTCTTGCAGGTAGTCCTCCATGTTGACGGTCATGTCACCTTGCCCCAGGTGTTGCCGATTAGGGTGTAGCCGGTGCCGTCGGTGCCGTCGGAGTAGTTGGTCCAACGCCAGTTCCAACAGGTAACGGTCAACTGGTAGCAGTTTCCGGGGCACGCGCCCCCACAGAAATTGTCGGGAGCCAAAGAACCGGGAGCACCACCACACACCGCACCCGATGTGTTCAAGATCGTTCCACCAGGACAACATTGGTCAGGGCGAGTACCACAACCCGTGCTAGTAACATTTGTATTAACGCTCGTCAAGACGCGAACATGAGGAGCAACCCGCATCGTCTTAGTCGCAGACACCGGCAACCCACTAGCGTAAGCGGCAGTAATCGTCGCATTATCGCTAACACTCGTCAGCAAGTCAGCGGTTCTCGTGGCACCACTCACCGAGTAAAACAACGTAGCCGAATAGTTCGTTATAGTGAACTGACCATCAGCCGTGTACGACAATGCTGGTGTCGGAGCGGCAAACTTAGTTGAAGCAACACCACCAACCAATGTTGGGATCATGCGATCAAAGCCCCAACAGCAACCCACGTATCCGTGGCACGCTTCACCAACGTGGCAGCAGCCCACTGACCAGCGATCTTCAAACCAATATACGAATTAACCGTCACACCCGCAGCACCAGCAATAGTGGTCTGCCCAGCACCCGTCTGCACCACAAGAATGCTCGTACCCACAGGGAACGCCACCGAAGCATTCGTCGGAATCGTCAACGTGTTCGCGGTAGCAACATTCATCTCCACGACCTTCTGAGCATCACCCAACACCAGCGTGTACGAGCCAGTCTCCTCGTTCGTGGCAACATTCAGCGGGAAATAATTCGCAGCAATATCGGAGATAGCGGCAACCCCGATCGTGCCACCACCAGCAGCATCCTCATGGTCATGGGCAGCATTAGCGAACGAAGCAATAGTAGGCGTCGTCAACGTCTTATTCGTCAACGTCTGCGTATCCGTGGTACCCACCACCGTGCCAGACAAGCCATGCACAGCAGACGAAGCATTCACATGATCGTTTGGTTCATCGAAATCACGAGCAGACACACCATGCTCAACCGTCGCACCAGCAGAATGAGCGGTACCTGACGTGCCATCCACCCCGCGAGTCACCGTGAGTGTCGTACCCGAACGGGCAGACACCGACACCAACTCCTCATTCACCGTATCCTTATCAAGAATCAGCGTGTACGGGTACTGCGTGGGCCAACCCGACACGGCAGTGACACTCAACGTGACAGTCGAACCATCCACACCCGAAGCGAGCGTCGTCCTCGCAGCAGTAGAAGAATAATACCTACGCGCCATAACCCCTCAACTAACGTGTGTAGTACGAACGAACCGGATACAAAGTTTGCAAACCCTTCTGCTCCTCCTGCAAGCGAACCTGATACATTTGCAGAAGGAAACGAGACAACTGGGCAGATGAACCAATACCGCGCTGCTGACTGGAGAAGTCAGCCTCCGCGCTAGAACCACTCAGGTGCGGTGAATCGAAGAACGGCACCAAACGGTACGAGGCACCGAGGCGAATCAGGTCCTCGCATGAGCGAGGCAGGCCAGTCACGGTAGTGAACTCATCAGCATCATTCACCAACGCTGACGGTTCCTTCGTGAACACCACCTTAATCGTTCGACCAGGAACGATACTGTCATAAATGTTCAACGTGACACCGGACGAGAACGACCCGGTAGCGGCATGTTTGTCCACCCTCATACGGCGGACAGGCATCCACTCCAATGTCGGACCCGTTGTCTGCCACGCCACACTCAACACATCCAACGCACCAGCAGGCAACGCATACGTGGTGATCGCGGAGTTGAACGTGAACGTCGTCTCACCGACAGCGAACAACTCCGGGTACACCGACAAGATAGCGTCATTCAACGTATCCCGAACAATCTTGCGAGGGAACAGTGGCGATGACACCACGCGAGTACCGGAAGCGTGCGAGATGGCGGTGGTGCCACGGAACCCGCGACCATACGGGGGTACAGTCAACCCGCCCGTGGACGTGTTCACGTCATCCACCCAAATCAACTCATCACCTATTTCCACCACGCCACGCGAGATAGCGGTAGTGTCAGCGATCTGCAACGTTGTCGCTGAAGCGGACACGCCAGCAGACAGGTAAGTGGCTTGGTCCTGGATGGTGGTGTAACCGTACAGGTGCATGAGTGTCTGGTCAATCAGTTGACTGAACGTACTCATTCATTACTCGCATTCACGAAACGGGCAGTGTTCTTGTTCACGATCAAGTTCGCGGGGGGGTCAGTATTTGCATCATACGGACGACCCAGGCGACGGCTTGCAGTCTCAGCCGAACGTACCTTGTCAATGGTTGTCCCTTCGGGTTGTATCCCGTTGGCACGGGCTGTCTTGTAGGCGGATAGTTCGGTTTTGGTTTGCTCAAACATGCGCTGCATGGGGCTGTTGATGATCGCGGTCACGGTGACGTTCGCTGCACGCAAACACTCGGAGTAGGTGGCGTGGTCTTGTGTGGGGCAACCTGATCTGCAACTCATAGCGTGTACCAACCTTTATCCCATAGCATCAACAAGCGGCGGAAGTATTTCTCGTACTGTGGTGCAACAACGTCTAGGCTGTAACGTTGCAGCGAGTAGTCGCGGATGGCGGCCCGATCTAACGCGGGTGCATCTAGTGCTGCTTGCACGAACTCACCCAATGTGCGGCACCTGTACCCGGTCACACCGTCTTGTACGGTTTCCGTGAACGCACCCCAGTCGGTGGTGATGACGGGTGTCCCGCACATCATCGCCTCAGGCACCACCGTGCCGAACGGTTCAACGTAGATGGTAGGGGTGAATACGGCTTTCGCCCCACCAAGTAAACGTGCCCGTTCTTCAGCACCTACGACACCGACGGGTTCACCATAGGTGGGTGTCTCGCCAGTACCGGCAATAATCAACCGTTCACCCAGATGCTCCGCGACCATCTCAGCGATCCTGTAGCCCTTACGCTCAATCAGCCTACCGATGAACATCAAGTAGCCGCCGTCACCAGCACCCAACGGGAACAACTCAGGCTCCAGATAGGAAGGGATCACCGCGTCGAAGAAGTTACCGTCCAGGGTGGCGGGGTTCGTGGTGCTAGACCCGTACACGGCGTGCATCCAAGCGTAAGATTCAAACACCCGGTACTTGGCGAACGTACCAGGATAACCGATACCGAACTCCACACTGATGTGGTGGGGGAAAGCGTCAGCGATAGGCTTCTGGGATGTGCCACCGATCAGGCAGATGAAGTCCTTCTGCTGGATGCGTTTGCTTATCTCCGCGATAGCGGTCGTGTTGAAACGCACCCAATGTGGGAGGGTGTTGTCGAACGAGGCCATCGTGAAATGCAAATCACCGATAGCGTCTAGTCGTTCCTGTTCCGTCAGGCAGGGGATGTGTTCAGTGACGGGTGCCTCGTTGTGTTCACCGCCATACAGGTACACCTCGTGTCCGAGGTTCGTCATCATTATGGCGAACTTGCGTACCTTCTCCGTGAACGCACAGGCGGTGAAGTCGAACGTGGTGTTGGTG